TAAATCGTGCTATTGGGGGGAGTTCTAAATCGCAGCATTGTAAAGGTGAAGCGCTTGACCTACAATTTTGGAAAAATGGTCAAATGTGTAATAAAGAAATATTTGATTGGATTATAGAAAGTAATTTAGATTTTGACCAAATGATTAATGAGTTTGATTTTGCTTGGGTTCATTTATCATTAAAACAAAAAGGAAATAGAAAGCAAGTATTAATTGCGTACAAAGATGATGAAGGTGATACGGCATATAAATACGCACCAGATATTATTATTATATAATGAGTAAATTATTAAATTTTTTAGGTGGAGGTGTAATTGAAAAGCTTGGAAATGTAGTTGATAATCTATCTACATCTGATGAAGAAAGATTAGCTGCTAAACAAGCTATGGAAGAAGTTCTTATGCAAGCCGAAGTTCAGGCACAACAAGAAGTCACAAAGCGATGGGAAGCTGACATGAGGTCTGACAATTGGCTTTCTAAAAACATAAGACCATTAATATGTATATTTTTAACAGGGATTTTTGTTGTTATCTCAATTTTTGATGGAAATGTAGGGAGCTTTAATATTTCTCCTTCATATATTCCAATTTATCAAACTCTTTTAATTACTGTGTACGGTGCATATTTTGCAGGTAGAAGTATAGAAAAGATTAAGAAAAAATAATTTCTTATATTTGTAAAAATTAAATTTAATTAAATGGCAAATTTAACAACTGAAGAGCTTAAGGTTCTTCAAGATTCTTTAAAAGAATTTAATAAGTGTAAAATGCAGTTAGGAGAAACTGTTCTTCAACAGCACGCACTTGTAAGTAAAATGGCGGGTCTTCGTGAGAAATCGGCTAAACAAGAAGATATATTAATTAATAAATATGGTAAAGATTCTGTTATAAATATTGATACGGGAGAAATAAAGCCACCTGAAGAAAAGACATTATGCCAAAAATAAGCACATACACAACCTCAACTCCTGCACTTGATGATAAATTAATAGGTAGTGATGCTAATGCAACTCCTGTTAATTCAACAAAAAACTTTACACTAGGAGATACTCTAACTCTTTTTAATGGTAATGCGGTTCCTGCATCAGCTACAGACGCAGGTGTTAAGGGTCAAATAGCTGTAGATGCAACTCACTTATATATATGTACTGCTACTAATGTTTGGAAGAGGGTAGTTATATCTACATTCTAAAGTTATGGATATTAGAAAAATATCTGTAGGTCCTGATTATAAATCAGGGGCTATGCACTACTTAGTTGGTCAAGAAATACTTGGTGCTTCTTATAAAATTCACGCAATACAATTTGATAAAAAATCTTATTCTTATAAAATTTGGATTCAAAAGAAGGATGTTATAGTTTTGTGGAAAGAGTTTAACTCTAATATACCCATTTCAATCGAGTATAACATAAACTTCTAGTATGAAGTCTCCTTTTAATTTTATCGTTCGCCCCTTAGAAGGTAAACGATATAATAACACCAAGAATATTGGTGGTATGGAATTTATCGTTAACACCTCTGAAGAGGAACACAAATTTTCAAACAGACAAGCCACGGTTATTGAGACTCCTGTAGATTACACAGGACCTATCAATATAGGAGATATATTACTTGTACATCACAATGTTTTTAAGTTTTACAATGATATAAAAGGTCGTAGAAAAAGTGGTAAAAGTTTTTTTAAAGATGATTTATTTTTTGTTGATAATGACCAATTCTATTTATATAAACATAAAGGTAAGTGGAATAGTCATAACCGGTTTTGTTTTGTAAAGCCAATAAAAAAAATAGATAGCTTTTTAACAAAATCTTTTAAATACGAACCCTTAATGGGGGACATGGTGTACTCGAATAATTATTTAAAGTCTCAAGGTGTTCAGAATGGTGATAGAGTTTTTTTTACGCCTGAAAGTGAGTACGAGTTTACAATTGATAATGAGGTTTTATATAGAGTGTTTGACCATCAAATTACTATGAAGGCTTAATATGGATTCTACAGAGTTAAGAAAAGAAATTATACAGGCAGGATATAAAGCTGTTAAGCAATTAATAAAAGTTGCTAAAGAGGATATTATTAAGCCGGACCCACAGGATGATTTAGCTGCTGATAAATTAAAAAATGCAGCAGCATCTAAAAAGTTATCTATATTCGATGCCTTTGAAATACTTAAACGAATAGATACTGAACAGGAAAATATAATAATAGAAGCTCAAGGTCCAAATAAGATAGATATTAAACAAGGATTTGCAGAAAGAAAGTCAAAATAATTTATATAGAGTAGTTGAAAACTATGTACCAAAAAATGTTCTATCTAATAAAAATAGTGGGCGAACTTGGTTATATGGATATAATGAAAAATATGACTTTGTAAACATATCTAAAACAGGTCAGTTAGGCGAGATAGTAGAAATATCAGGGTTAAAAATAGGATTACCTCTACGACCAAAAATTATACCACAAAGACATAAAACTAAATCACAACAATATTGGGAACGGAATGAGTTTCCAAAAGACCTTAAAAATATAAACTCTATATTTCAATGGAATGAAATGCCTTCATCGTTTAAATCAAGATGGGTAGATTATATTGAATCAGAGTTTGATAAAAGAGAAGAAGGTTATTGGTTTATGAATAAAGGTGAACCTACATACATAACCGGCTCTCATTATATGTATCTTCAATGGACAAGTATAGATGTAGGTTATCCTGACTATCGAGAAGCCAATAGAATCTTTTTTATTTTTTGGGAAGCTTGTAAGGCGGATAAAAGGTCTTTTGGAATGACTTATTTAAAAATTAGACGTTCAGGTTTTTCTTTTATGGGGTCTTCAGAAGCTGTAAATTCAGGAACACTTGCAAAAGATTCGAGAGTAGGGATATTGTCTAAAACGGGTTCTGATGCTAAAAAAATGTTTACCGATAAAGTGGTTCCAATAGCCAACAGATTACCTTTCTTTTTTAAGCCTATACAAGATGGTATGGATAAACCTAAAACAGAATTAGCTTTTAGAGTTCCTGCGTCAAAGATTACTAAGAAAAATATGCATGAGGTTGCTAATGATGAAATGGAAGGTTTAGACACCACTATTGATTGGAAAAACACTGATGACAACTCTTATGATGGTGAAAAGTTAATACTGTTAGTTCACGATGAAAGTGGTAAATGGATAAAGCCAAACAACATTTTAAATAATTGGAGAGTAACTAAAACTTGTTTACGATTAGGTAGTAAAATTATTGGAAAATGTATGATGGGCTCAACATCCAATGCTTTGTCAAAAGGTGGTAGTAACTTTAAAAAATTATATGAAGATTCTAATGTATCTACTAGAAATTTAAATGGTCAAACTAAAAGCGGGATGTATGCTTTATTTATTCCTATGGAGTGGAATATGGAGGGGTTTATTGATAGATATGGAATGCCTGTTTTTAGAAAACCTAAACAACCTGAATTAGGAGTTGATAATGAAATGATTAGTAATGGTGCTGTGGATTATTGGGAGGCAGAAGTAGCTTCTTTAAAAGGTGATGCTGATGCATTGAATGAATTTTACAGGCAATTTCCACGAACTGAGTCTCACGCATTTAGAGATGAAAGTAAATCGTCAATATTTAATCTTACAAAAATATATCAACAAATAGATTATAATGATTCTATTATTTTAAAACATCACATTACTAGAGGTTCATTCCATTGGAAAGATGGTCAAAAAGACACTCAGGTTGTATTTAGTCCTAATACTAGAGGTAGGTTTTTAGTTAGTTGGATTCCTAATAAAGGTCTTCAAAATAGAGTTATACAAAAGAAAGGTGTAAAGTATCCGGGTAACGAACATATTGGGTCGTTTGGATGTGATTCATATGATATATCAGGAACTGTAGGAGGTAAAGGTTCTAATGGCTCTTTACATGGGTTAACAAAGTTTAATATGGATGATGCTCCTAGTAGTGAGTTTTTTTTAGAATATATTGCAAGACCTCAAACAGCGGAGATTTTTTTTGAAGAAGTTTTAATGGCTTGTGTGTTTTATGGGATGCCTATATTATGCGAAAATAATAAACCAAGATTATTATATCATTTAAAAAATAGAGGTTATAGAGGTTACTCTATGAATAGACCTGATAAAATATTTAATAAATTATCTAAAACTGAAAAAGAGTTAGGTGGAATACCTAATTCATCAGAAGATGTTAAGCAATCTCATGCTTCAGCTATAGAGTCTTATATAGAAAAATATATAGGGTTAGATATGAGTGGTGAATATAGGGATTCAGATGAAATGGGAATGATGCCATTTGCAAAAACATTAGAGGATTGGGCTAAGTTTGATATTAATAATAGAACTAAGTTTGATGCATCTATTAGCTCAGGGTTAGCTATTATGGCAAATCAAAAGCACGTCTACATTCCGGAGAAAAAACAATCAAAAATAAGTATTACCTTTGCTAAGTATAATAACAAGGGGTCAATTAGTGAATTATTGAGATAAATGAAAGATGTAAAAATCAATATAAGCTCTGCAGGCTTTCCTAGTCAATTCGTTTCTGATGCTGAAAAAGCTACAGATAGCTTTGGATTACAGATAGGTCAAGCTATACAATATGAGTGGTTTAAAAGAGATGGTAATTCCTGTAGGTATTATGACCAATGGAGGGATTTTAATAGACTTAGATTATACGCAAGAGGTGAACAATCTGTTGCTAAATATAAAAATGAGTTAGCTGTTGACGGTGACCTTTCATATCTTAATTTAGATTGGACTCCTGTACCTATACTACCTAAATTTGTAGACATTGTTGTTAATGGAATGTCTGATAGATTATTTAAGGTTAATGCATATGCTGAAGACGCTATGTCTCAGGATAAACGCAGTAAGTTCCAAGATATGATTGAGGGACAAATGGCTGCCAAAGAAGTTCTTACGACTATACAGAAAAACACAGGTATGAATCCATTTACTATGGACCCTCAAGACTTACCTGAAAATGATGAAGAGCTTTCATTATATATGAATCTCAATTATAAACCTGCAATTGAAATAGCTGAAGAAGAAGCTATTAATACTTTGTTTGCAGAAAATCATTATGTAGACCTTAGAAAAAGATTTGACTATGACCTTACTGTTATAGGTATAGGTGTGGCTAAGCATGAGTTTTTACCGGGAGCAGGGGTAAAAATAAATTATGTAGACCCTGCAAATGTAGTGTATAGTTACACAGAAGACCCTCATTTTAAAGACTGTTTTTATTGGGGAGAAATAAAAACTTTACCTATAATAGAACTTAAAAAAATCGACCCTACACTTACTAATGAAGACTTAGAAACAATATCTAAATATAGTCAAAGTTGGTATAATTATTACAATACTGCTCAATATTATGAGAACGATATATTTTACCGAGATACAGCTACGGTAATGTATTTTAATTATAAGACCACAAAGAAAATTGTATACAAGAAAAAAGTATATAATAATGGTGGTACTAAAATGATTGAAAAAGATGACCAATTTAATCCTCCCACAGAAATGATGGATGAGGGTAATTTTGAGAAAATAGAAAAAACTATTGATGTTTGGTACGATGGCGTAATGGTTATGGGTACAAACATATTATTAAAATGGGAGCTTGCTGAAAACATGGTAAGACCTAAATCAGCTAGTCAACACGCTATACCTAATTATGTAGCAGTTGCACCTAGAATGTATAAAGGAGTTATCGAGTCTTTAGTTAGAAGAATGATTCCTTTTGCTGATTTAATTCAAATAACTCATCTTAAACTACAACAGGTTATATCAAGAGTAGTTCCTGATGGTGTGTTTATTGATGCAGACGGTTTAAATGAAGTTGATTTAGGTACAGGTAATGCTTATAATCCGGAAGATGCTTTAAGATTATACTTTCAAACAGGTAGTGTAGTCGGTAGAAGTTATACTCAAGAAGGTGATTATAATCAAGGTAAAGTTCCTATAACTCAATTAACCTCTAGTTCGGGTGCTAGTAAGACTCAAATGCTTATTGGTAACTACAATCATTACTTAGGAATGATAAGGGCTGTAACAGGCTTAAATGAGGCTAGGGATGGTTCTACTCCTGACCCTAATTCTTTAGTTGGTGTACAAAAACTTGCCGCATTAAATTCTAATACCGCAACAAGGCATATACTTGATGCGAGTTTATTTATCTATAGAAGTTTAGCTGAGGCTTTAACTTATCGGGTATCTGATATTCTTGAGTACGCAGATTTTAAAAATGAATTTGCTAATCAAATAGGTAAGTATAATGTAGGGATATTAAAAGAGGTGAATGATTTATATATTTATGATTTTGGAATTTTTATTGAAGTATCTCCTGACGAAGAAGAAAGGGCTCAATTAGAACAAAACATACAGGTAGCTTTATCCAAGGGAGATATAAATTTAGAAGATGCAATTGATATTAGAGAACTTAGAAACCTTAAGGTTGCTAATCAATTACTTAAAGTTAAAAGAATTAAAAAACAAGAACGAGAAGAGAAAATGGCTATGCAAAAGCAAGCTATTACAGCTCAACAACAGCTTAAATCTCAAGAGATGGCATCTCAAACTGCCATACAAAAAATTCAAGCAGAAGCTCAAGCTAAAATGCAAATTAAACAAGCAGAAGTAGCTTTTGATATTCAAAAAATGAATAATGAAGCTCAGTTAAAATCTACATTAATGGATAAAGAGTTTCAGTTTAATATGAAGCTTAGGGATATATCTGAAAATGCATTACAAAGCAGAGAGACTCAACGTGAAGAAGCTAAAAGTGCACGTATAAGTCAGCAAAATACAGAACAAAGTAAATTAATAAGTCAAAGAAAAAATAATCTACCACCTCAAGTATTTGAATCTAACGAGGATAGTTTAGATGGATTTGATTTATCTGAATTTTCACCTAGATAGATATGGCTACAAAAGGAAGAACAAAAAAAAATAAAATATGCCCCGCAGGAATTGCTTGGGCTAAAAGAACATTTGACAGATACCCATCAGCTTATGCAAATATGGCTGCAAGTAAATACTGTAAAGACCCTAACTATGCTAAAAAATCAAAATCATGATAGATAAAAAGAAACTTAAAACTATTGCTTCTGAACTGAAAAAAGCTTCAGTCATGCATAAAGGACAAGCAGCAAAAATTGATAAAATGTTAAAATCTATGTCTAAAATAAAAAATAAAAAATAATTATGCCTACAGTAACAGTCAATGGTAAAAAGAAAGTATTTCCATACAATGCAGTTGGAAAAGCTCAAGCATATAGCTATGCAAAAATGCATGGTGGAAAAATTAAAAACAATCCTAACTACGGGATGGAGAAAAAAACAAAGTCAGGATATTAATGGGTGAGCTTAAAAAATGGCGAGACCAAAAGTGGGTACGTATTGGTATAGATGGTTCTATAAAAGGAGCTTGCGGTACTAGTAAGAATAAAAAGAACCCTGATAGATGCCTTCCATTAGCAAAAGCTAAAAGTATGACAAAAGCTCAAAGGGCTGCTACTGCAAGAAAAAAGAAAAAGAGTGGTAGAACGAAGCAATTTGTTTCTAACACCAAGGCAGGTAGAGTGTCTAATTCATAACTAAATTTTGTTTAACTTTGCATAAATTAAATTAAATCAAATGGAAATTAAAGTACGAGCACTAGATGCTGTCGAGTCAAAATCTAAAGCTGAAGTAGAAGAAGAATTACTACAGAAGCATGAAGAAAAATTTGAAGACTCTACAACAAATGAAGAGGTTGCTACTATAGAGGAGCAACCAAAAGAAGAAATTCAGGGTTTAACTGAAGAACAAGTTCTTTCACATATTAAAGACAGGTATAATAAAGAGTTTACATCTGTAGAGGAAATGTTTGCTGAGCAAAAAGCTCAAGAAGAACTACCTGAAGATGTAGCAGCTTATTTTAAGTATAAAAAAGAAACAGGAAGAAGTATTTCTGATTATGTTAAATTGCAGCGTAATTATGATGAAGTGAA